ATGCTAATTGACGTAATTAACAGGAGAAAATATTTTGAGCCAATGCATAACCAAAATGAGCCATAGCTGCGGCTCACGTAATGGGCTTCAAGTGTTCGCAGATGAGGAGGGTAGCTTAACAGGCTATTGTTTCTCATGTGCAACATATGTGCATGACCCACTAGGCAAGGGTAAGAGCGTAAGCGATATACCACCAGCTAAACGTCTGACTAAGACTAAAGAAGAAATAGAAGAAGAGATGGCTGACATTGCTAGGTGTAAGGCTGTTGACCTGCCTGATAGGAAACTAAGAGCAACAGCCCTCTCCTACTATGGCATTAAAATTGGTTTTACCGAGGGCAAAGACAAGCCTCCCACCTTCCACTACTACCCATACACATTAGATGGAAAGCTTAAAGCATATAAGACACGCCTCATAGAGAGCAAGAGGATGTGGTCTGTAGGAGATCAAAAGGATGTAGATCTATTCGGCTGGGAACAAGCCAAGGGGGCAGGTGTTAAGCGACTCATCATAACAGAAGGAGAGTTAGATGCTGTCGCCCTCTATACAATATTGCAACGCTACACTAAGGAGGCTTTCATTGACCATATGCCTGCTGTCTGTAGCTTGCCTCATGGTGCTGGCTCTGCTGGGAAAGACCTTGCTCGTCTTATGCCTAAGATACGCAAACACTTTAAAGAAATTAGTTTCTGCTTCGACCATGATGAGGCAGGAGACAAGGCTATCGAAGCTGCTTGCACAGTTGTTCCAGACGCTACCGTAATAACTCTACCATGCAAAGATGCTAACGCTTGCATACTAGAGGGGAAAGGCAAGGCTGCCTTTGCTGCTGCTCAATTCAACTCAGCTAAGCCTAAGAACACTAGCCTAGTATATGGTGAGGACTTACATGAAGAGGCTAGAGAGCAAGCTAAGTATGGAGAGCTCACCTGGCCTTGGGAGCACCTAAACGACACCACCAGAGGTATACGCTATGGAGAAACTATATACATAGGTGCTGGGGTTAAGATGGGAAAGAGTGAACTACTTAACGCTTTAGGTGCTCACTTCATTAAGAAGCATGGTACACAAGTGTTCATGGCTAAGCCTGAAGAAGCTAACAAGAAGACGTATAAGCTACTGGCTGGGAAGATGGAAGGTAATGTCTTTCACGACCCCAAGATAGAGTTTGACTATGATGCCTATGACAGGGCTGGGGAGATGATGAAAGGGAAGTTGGCAATGGTCAACCTCTTCCAGCATCTAGGCTTCGACACCCTCAAGGCTGACATCTGCTCAGCTGTATCTTGGGGAGCTAAGGCCATCTTCATAGATCCAATTACAAACTTAACTAACGGTATGGCTAGTGCTGATGCTAACGTGAAGCTACAAGAATATGCTCAAGAGTTAGCAGCGATGGCCTTAGACTTAAATGTTGTCATCTTCATCTTCTGTCATCTTAAGTCACCCCCACAAGGTGAGGATCATGAGCACGGTGGGGCTGTACTGTCTTCTCAGTTTGCAGGCTCTAGGGCTATGATGAGAAGTTGTAACCTAATGATAGGCTTAGAAGGAGATAAGAGTCCTGACCTAAGCTTAGAGGAGAAGAACATGAGACAATTAGTATTGCTAGAAGATAGAGAGTTTGGACAGACAGGACGCTTCCCCATCTATTGGGACGCTAACACATCACTATTTAACGAGGCTTAGTATGAACGTAGTAGAGCAGATAGAAGAGATGTATGAGGCTAAGTATGATGACTTAGTACGTATATATAAGAGCAGGGCTGGTGCTAATGATGTAGAGGATGTTATACAGGAAGGCTTCTATCGTGCCCTGCTATACAAGGACAGCTTCAACCCAACATACATTAGCCTTTCCAACTGGCTTACCTCCATCCTTAACAACTGTCTCATAGACATGCTTAAGGAGAAGAGAGACGGAGCCTCTATGCATGACAGCGAACATGAGCCCACCATTGATGATAGGTGTCCTTCTGATACGGAGCTTGAGGCCAAGATAGTGAAGGACATAGAAGGTAAGAAGGGCAATACTAGGCAGATACTGTGGCTCTACTTTGTCATGGGGAATAAGCTAGAGGAGATACACAGGGTGCTGGGGGGAAGCTATAGGAGCATCTACTCAGCTGTGGATGACTTTAAGATCCGGTGCCATGAAAGGTATGGACATTTGATGGAGGACTAACAATGCGGATAGCTGTCTTCGACGTGGAGGCTAATGGACTTCTCCCTACAAAGCTATGGTGCCTAAGTTACAACAAGGCTAAGGGCGTAGACAACATAGCCACAACCACTAAGTATGAAATGATGAAAAAGTTTCTACTATCTGCTGATGTATTAGTAGGGCATAACATAACACGTTGGGACATACCTCACCTAGAACGTCTCCTCTCTATCACTATTACAGCCAAGATTGTTGACACGTTAGCGTTAAGTTGGTATTTAGAACCTAACCGCGTACTACATGGACTAGACAGCTACGGTGATGAGTTTGGTGTACCTAAGCCGAAGGTGGAGGATTGGTCTGAACAGCCGATAGAAGTGTACGCACATAGGTGTCATGAAGATGTTGCTATAAACACACTACTATGGGAGAAGCAATGGAAACATCTGCTGCTGTTATATGGCAGTGAAGAAGAAGCATGGCGTCTCATAGACTATTTGTCCTTTAAGATGGACTGTGCCAGGGAACAAGAGAGACATAGATGGAAGCTTGACGTAGATAGATGCGAGAACGTGCTTGAGAAGCTCTCTAAGGACAAAGAGGAGAAAATAGCTGGCTTACTACTGACTATGCCTAAAGTGCCTGTAAGAGCCTCTAAGAGCCCTCCTAAGAAGATGTATAAGAAAGACGGGAGTCTGTCGAGTATTGGAATGCAGTGGCAAGAGTTTTTGCTAGAAAATAATTTACCAGATGATCACAACGAAGAAGTGGATTACATAAAGGAGCAGAAGGAGCCCAACCCCAACTCTAACCCACAGCTTAAGTCTTGGTTGTACAGCTTAGGTTGGGAACCAGAGACATTTAAATACGACCGCAACAAGGAGACAGGTGATGTACGAAAGATTGAACAGATTAATAGACCACATGGTGCAGGTATCTGCCCAAGCATTAAGCGACTATATAACAAGGAGCCCTCCTTGGAACTTCTTGATGGACTCAGTGTTATCTCCCATCGTATCAGTATACTTAAGGGTTTTCTATCAGCTGTAGACGAGGAGGGTTATGTACAAGCACAAGTGCAAGGCCTTACTAATACGCTTAGGTGGAAGCATAAAGTATGTGTAAACCTGCCAGGTATTGATAAGCCCTATGGTGATGACATACGTGGCTGCCTAATATGCCCAGAGGGTTATGTCCTTGTGGGCTCAGATATGAGCAGTCTGGAAGATAGAACTAAACAACATTACATGTGGGACTTTGATAAGGACTACGTGGAGGAGATGATGACAGATGACTTTGATCCACATCTTGATCTCTGTGTGGCTGGTGGTATGCTTACTGATGGTCAAGTGCGAGATCACAAGAAGGGAATTCAAGACCATAGTGGAGCAAGAAAACTTGGAAAAGCTGCGAACTACTCCTGTGTATATGGCGCTGGCGGAGCTACTGTTGCTAGGGCTGCTGGCATTAGTGAGCGTGAAGGTGTTAAACTTGTAGAAGCATATTGGAAACGTAATTGGTCTGTAGAAGCTATAGCAGCAGATCAGAAAGTTAAGCAATGTAGGAGGCAGAAATGGCTGTACAACCCAGTAAGTCGGCTGTGGTACAGTCTCAGGGCAGAGAAAGACAGATTCTCTACACTGAATCAAGGGACTGGTGTCTGGTGTTTCGACACATGGGTGAAGTATCAGAGACAGAAAGGACTACCAATAATAGGACAATTCCACGATGAGACGATTAACCTCGTTAAAGAGAAAAACAAAGGTAAGGCAGCGGAGGTGTTGCGCTGGGCTATTGAAGAGACGAACAAGGAATTAAAGCTTAACAGAGAGCTTGACATAGACGTACAATTTGGCATAAACTATGCCGCTATACATTAACTAAGAGAGAAAATATATGAGCTTAAACGCAAAGAAAGTAGCACATTCAGGTGGTAAGAAAGGCCCAGCACAAGAAGCAATTGATGCAGGCACCTACCCAATTCGACTGGCACAAGTCATTGACTTAGGCTTACAGCCTCAACGTCCTTGGCAGGGAGAGGAGAAGCCTCCTGCTCATGAGATGATGTTGACATATGAACTGCTAGATGAGTTTTGTGTAGATGAAGACGGCAATGAGGACACTGACAAGCCTCGTTGGTTATCAGAAACACTATCACTACGTAGCCTAATGGCTGAGAAGGCTAAGAGTACACAACGCTACTATGCCTTAGACCCAAATGAAGATTGTGAGGGAGACTTTACAGCTTTGGCTGGTGTTGCAGCTAATGCAGCTATTGTACAAAACCCTGGTAAGGGGAAAAATGCTGGAAAAATTTATAACAATATACAAGCCTTGAGTTCTATGCGACCAAAGGATGCTGCTAAGGCTGAGCCTTTGAAGAGGGACGCTAAGGTGTTTGTATTAGATGAGCCTGATCTAGAGGTGTTTAACAGCCTTCCTGATTGGTTACAAGGCAAGATAAAAGATAATCTAGAGTATCAGGGCAGTAAGTTACAAGCGTTGCTCTCAGGAGATACAGCTGAGCCTGTGCCTGATGCTGCTGATGACACTGACGCTGATGTAGATTGGTAGGAGGTATATATGAAAATTGAAACAGGCGATCCTGTAATACTGACAGACAACTCTGGACTAGAGGAGGCTGGCCTAACCAAGGGCCAGCTAGGTTGGGCTAACTCTGTCACTCTCATACCGGGAGATGGTACGTATGTCTTCTTCATGCCTAAAGATGGTAGGCAGATGTTTGTCATACAGGCTGATAGGTTAGAAGTAGATGAAGAGGCTAAGGCTGCTGGTGTGACACTTAATGAGCACACTATTGCTAAGGGGTAGGAGATGGAAGTTTACTTAGATCGAGTGAAGGCACTTAAGGAGGAGTTATTTGAGCTGTCTAATGAAGTAGGTAACTTATCTACCTACGAAGATGACACAGTAACCTTTGAGGAAGATGGGTTGGCTTTTGTCCAACTCTTCTCTAGCATAGGGTGTGCTATAGCAGTGCTAGAGCTGGCAGAGGAGTTGCGGTGAAGTGCCTTTTGGACGCTGACGTATTAACTTATGAAGCTGCATTTGGTGGTCAGTATAAGGACGAGGAGGGCGAGCTAGTAGTTCGTCCTTTCGAGTCTGTAGCTGAGCTGCTAGATCAGAAGATAAGGGAGATAGTTGATGAGTGTTGGGCTGATGAGGAGCCTTTGTTGTTCCTCACCAATGACTCTACACTAAACAAAATGTATAATAGGAGGAGGAAACAAGACGGTCTGGAGCCTGTCACATACATTCCAAACTTCCGCATTGATGTAGCTAAGGACAAGCCCTATAAAGGGCAACGTAAGCAGGACAAGCCTTTCCATAGGGACAATGTGAGGGCTTATATGCTAGACAACTATAAGTGTGTAGTGGCTAATGGTATGGAGGCAGATGACTTACTGGCTGTCTACCAGACTAGGGCTGCTCCTCTCACCACCATCATCTGTAGCAGGGACAAAGACTTGAAGATGGTGGAGGGGATGCACTTCACATGGCAGTGTGCCAAACAACAACAATGGGGGCCAGCTCCTGTTGATAAACTAGGGGAGTTGCAACTTAATGGAAACAAACTCACAGGAACGGGTAGTAAATTTTTCTACAGTCAAGTGCTCACAGGGGACTCAACAGATAACTATTCCGGTTTGCCTAGATGTGGGCCCAAGCGAGCTTTCGAGCTACTTGAGGGTGGACAAAGTGAACGTGATCTTTTCAGAGCCGTTAGCGGAGCCTATAGAGATAAGTTTGGAGATGGTTGGAGAGACAAGATGTTAGAGCAGGCTAGGTTAGCTTGGATGGTTACGGAGCTTAACGAAGATGGGAGTCCAGTGTTATGGGAGATGCCCAGCACATAATATCTAACCAAGCTAAGTGTAGGAAGTGTGGGGATGTTATATACAGCTCACATGTCCATGACTATGTTGAGTGTAGCTGTGGTAGTATCCTGGTTGATGGTGGCAATGCCTACCTGAGACGTAGTGTAAGCCCACACTTCATTGATCAGTCTTTAGTTATGGACGAGTGGGACTTCAATGCCATACTAGACTACACTAAGGAGATGTACAAGAGCAGGAACGAGCTTGGCATACTATACGGGGTGATGAGGGCTATACGTGACCAAGGATATAAACTGGTTAAGGAGGAAAGCAATGGAACAGAGTGACCATGAGTACTTAGTGGAGTTAATGAATGCAGACAGTGTATTTATTGCTAGAAAATATTTTGGAGGTTTAAATGGCCAGACCTAGTGGAGAGAAGACTAGATGTGGAGGTAGGTGGACTGAGGCTCGGTGGAAGAGCTTCATTAAGAATCAACTACGAGGGGCTACACGTAAGTGGGCTCCCATAAGAGACTGCCTATCAGCAGCAAGAGTAAGAAGAGGCGTCTACTTATGTGCAGAGTGCAAGGAACATGTGCCCAGCACTATTAAGCAAGGAGCTAAGAGGGCGAAGAACGTGTTCATAGATCACATTGAGCCCATAGTACCTGTCACTGGATGGATCAGTTGGGACTCATGCATAGGACGTATGTTCTGTGAAGCAGATAACCTACAACTTCTTTGTAAAAGTTGCCATGATAAAAAGAGTAAAGAAGAGACAGCAGAAAGAACTAAGCATAGACGTAAAGCTAGGGAGAACACATGACAGATAACACTGAACGTTACTACAAGGAACTCTCCTTGTTCAACCACATCGAGAATGCTTCACACAGAGCATGGAACAGACTCACCACCATCTCCAACCTTAAGGACAATGGACGGCCACAAGATGCTGTATGTTACATGGAGAAGCTTGGTGGGCCAGGGCGTTTT